TTGAATATCAAGAAACATGGGCAAGATGGGAATCTAAAGGAACTTCCCTGATTGCTAAGACTTACTCAACTGATTACTTTATCAAAGCAAGAGAGGTTGATATATGGAGTGATAAATCTTCTATTTACAATAATATCATCTATCCAAAGACAGGGAGTAATCTCCCTTGTTTTGGTATGGACTTGATGGGATTCTTTGAAAAGAAAATAATTATTGTATTTGATTTTCAACATCCAAAAGAAAAATATCCTTTTTCAGTTGATGGTTTACCAAAGAGTGAAGGAGATTATCGTTTTTTTGAACCAGGTAATCATTTCTCTGATAATATCTACATCGCAAAATGCACTGCTAATGAAGTTGATGAACATCTAGAAATGTTCACAACCTACTTGACAAAGTACAAGGAGATGGTAGAATTAGAGAAACCCACTGGAATTGAAACCAGTGAATATAAAGATTTTGATGCATATATGACTAAACTTGACCCAGTAGCAGGATACCTGTCTGGTAAGTTTGGAAAAGAAAAAGCAGAGAGTCTAGTCAACGATTTTCTTTTTACCTATGGATAAACCAGAAATAGACCCAAAGACGGGGTTGTGGAAAGAACCACAACCTTATGAGCACTCAAAGTATTATTTTGATTACACTCGTAATGACCCTAATAGAGAAAATCCTTTTACAGAAAATGATGGACTCGATTATGAAGTCGATTATATGAGTTCTTCTGCTGATTATATGTCAGATATAGATGATCAGTATGCTCATTATTATACCCCATATCAAATGGCAGATAGAATGGATTACGAACCAAAACATGCACACTATTACAAATATCATGAAGAAGAGATTCTAAAAGATATTGAAGAATATGTCTCTGGAACATATCAAGGACATTACACAGGTAACTCACATGAGTTTCGTAAAGTTCAGACAATTGACTTGATGGCATCTAAGGATTTAGCATCAGGTTTTTGTCAGGCAAACATACTGAAATATGGAAGTAGGTATGGAAATAAAGATGGAAGAAATCAAAAGGACTTGCTAAAAGTCATACACTATGCTATGCTATTATTACACTTTGATGGACACTATAGTAAACCCCCTATGACAACAGGGAATATTGACATTAACATGCCTTAAACATAATGAATTTAAAAGAGAGAACTATGAAATTATCCGACAGTACACTAACTGTTCTTAAAAACTTTGCAGGTATTAACAACTCTATTCTAGTCAAAGAGGGTAAAAAACTTAGAACAATATCTGTTGCTAAGAATATTCTTGCAGAAGCAAATATAACAGAGGAGTTTCCTCGTGATGTTGCAATCTACGATCTTAATCAGTTTTTGAATGGATTAAGTTTACACTCAGACCCTGATTTAGATTTTACTCCTGATTCATACATCACTATTCAAGAAGGAAAGAGAAGAGTCAAATATTTTTATGCAGACCCACAAGTAATTATTGCTCCTCCTGAGAAAGAGATTACACTTCCCACAGAAGATGTGTGTTTTCAATTAGATAGTACAGCATTAGATAAGTTACTTAAAGCAGCTGCAGTTTATCAATTACCAGATTTATCTGCAATTGGTGAGAATGGTGTTGTTAAGTTAGTTGTAAGAGATAAAAAGAATGATACATCTAATGAGTATGCAGTTATAGTTGGTGAAACTGATCGTGACTTCACATTTAATTTTAAGGTAGAAAATATTAAGATTATACCTGGTGCATATGATGTTGTAGTATCAAGTAAATTACTTTCTAAGTTTTCTAATACACGTTATGACTTGAAATATTACATTGCGTTAGAACCAGACTCAACTTTTGAAAGTTAGTGTATAAATAAAGTGCCTTATGGTACTTTATGCTATCAAAATACGACAAACTATCAATCCAAAGAAATCCTTACAGAGAATACTCTAAACCTTTCAAACACAAATACAACAATTCCAAATATCATCAATTAAGAATTTACTTTCAATGTGAAAGTGATTACTTTAAAAATAAAATCAAAAAGAAAAATGAATAATGTAGGACTAGAAGTAGTTTTTTGGACAATATTATCACTTTATTTACTAACAAAATTTGGTGTGTTTAAAAAGAAATGAAACTTACAGAAGAACTGATTGACAAAATACAAGAAGCAATGCTTCATACCAATTTAAAAGGTGAAATAAATTGGAAAGATGGTGATGATATTGAAGTTCAGATTGCAGGAACATTTGCAAAAGATAAATTTATTGTATTAAAAAATTCAACGAAGAACCCTTTTGAAAATGCTCAACCACACCCTCACTTTGATTATGAGAAGAAGGTGTTTACTAAAGATGGTAGAGAAGAGTATATGAAAGAAAAAGATAATATTAAGAAAATTGATAAAAAATAATATTGTGTTATAATAAAAGTAAGATATTTTTATTATGAACATTTTTGTGACAGATCCTGACCCTGTGAAGTCGGCAGAAGTTTTGCCTGACAAACATGTGGTCAAGATGCCATTAGAAACTTGTCAGATGTTGGCAGTAGTTTATTCTAAATGGTATTATGATTGGGGTAATGATTTATTACCCAAGAAAGACGGAACACCTTACAACACAGAGAAAGGTGCTTTCAGAGGACATCCTTGCACTATCTGGGCAGCAGAAAGTATTGCAAATACTGCGTGGTTAATTCAACACGGTTTTGGATTACTTGAAGAGTATACACATAGGTATGGTAAAGTACACTCTTGTCAAACTGCAATGAACGCAGCAGAGAAAGTGTTTGAAGAAAAAACAGGAAAGACATTACTATGCCACAAAGAAGCAACACCATTCGCATTTGCAGGTCCCGATGAGTTTAAATATGACACAAGCATTGACACTCTTACTGCTTACAAACGTTATATATCGTCCAAACCTTGGGCTGCATCTAATTATTTACGTGACCCATCCAAAAAACCAAATTGGCTATGAAAGAATTTGACTATGACCTCGATTACAAAAAACTTAATTTTACAGATACGGAAACTCGTGAACTTTATCGTATTGGAAGGGGAGAGCAAGGAGTTTTACTGGTTCGCCCTTATACTAACATTATTTGTAATCATTGGAGATTCAAAACTCCTAGAGAAGCAATAATATCCTCTAATAAAATATTTGCGATGTATCTTGATTACCGTGATGAAGGAGACTTTATTGGTATGGATATGTGTCGTAAGTTTTTAGAAATGGGATTTACTCGTGCCAGAAGATATGCTAATCATAACTCTGGTAGAAAATATAAAAAAGGAACTAAAGAAGTATTACCCCAAGAAGCAGATAACCTCTCAAGTAAATATGCTGAGTCTGCAAGAGTATTTAAAAAAGTTCGTGACATTGTTGCAAAAAGCGATGTTTATGTTAAAATGAGAAAAGAATGGAGGGCAAAAGAAAATGACAGAGTTAATATCTAAAGAAGACCCAAGATATTTTTCTCAAACTTCTGATATACCTTATGACCGTCATCATTACAAGATAGTTTGCCCTAATAAAAGTTTTGTGGTAGAATCTTGGGATGAGGTTCAAGAATATTGGTGGAATAATTGTCACTCACCTTGGTTTGAGGGAACAGTTGTTCACGTTATTGATAAACCAAAACCAAAGAAGCAATCTAAAGGTTTTAAATGAATTTACTAGTTGCAGGAAGAATCACAGGTTCGGTGTTGATTATTTGTGCGTATTTTGTTATACTACATGTATCAACCTTTTATGGTGCGATTATGCATATTATTGCTGATATCATTTGTATTCCCTTTTATGTTCAAAATAAACAATGGGATGTTGCAATTATGTTAGCATTTTTGATGAGCATAGCAATTAGCAAAGTTGCAATTTTATTATGAGTGATTTTATATGGGTTGAAAAATACAGACCCACTACAATTGATGAGTGTATTCTACCAAAGAGTATCAAGAAAACTTTTCAAGATTTTGTTGATAGAGGAGAGATACCAAATATGTTACTGTCAGGTCCACCAGGTATAGGTAAGACCACAGTAGCAAAAGCATTGTGTAATCAATTAGGAGCAGATTACTATGTCATTAATGGGTCGGATGAAGGACGTTTTCTGGACACTGTTCGGACGAACGCAAAGAACTTCGCATCTACAGTCTCTCTTACAAGTGACTCGAAACATAAAGTCATCATCATTGACGAAGCAGACAATACCACTTCCGATGTACAGCTCCTTCTCCGAGCGAGTATTGAGGAGTTCTCCAAAAACTGCAGATTTATTTTCACTTGCAACTACAAGAACAAAATTATTGAACCACTCCATAGTCGTTGCAGTGTTATCGACTTCGCAGTTGATAAAAGATCTAAACCAGGAATAGCAGCACAATTCTTTTCAAGAATTAATTACATATTAGAACAAGAGAAAGTTGAAAGTGATAAGAAAGTCATAGTTGAATTAATAAGTAAACATTTTCCAGATTGGAGAAGAGTTTTAAATGAGTTGCAAAGATATAGTATTGGTGGTATAATTGATTCTGGTATACTAGCATCATTTTCTGATGTTGCTGTAGACGATCTTCTTAAAAGTTTAAAGCAAAAGAATTTTTCAGAGGTTCGTAAATGGGTTGTAACTAATTTAGATAATGACCCTGTAGTATTACTTCGTAGGATATATGATAACCTATATGGTTCGATGGTTCCTACAAGTATTCCTGCTGCTGTTTTGATTATTGCAAAGTATCAATATCAAATGGCATTTGTTGCAGATCAAGAAATTAATTTACTTGCTGCACTTACAGAAATAATGGTAGAATGCGAGTTCAAATGAATATATTTGGACTTATTGGTATTCTTCTATTAATATCAGGTATTGCATCTGGTTTTGTTGCATACTATGCTGTTATGAACTTATTAAAATGACTAAATCAACATTTACAAAAACTAAAGCACAAATGAAATCATCAAGTTATTACACATTCTGGGGTATAGCAACAGTAGCTGTTGTTGCAGGTCAAATTTATGTCGGCACTGGATATCGAGCAATGTCAAAATCATTAGATGCATGGTTTGACAAAACTATAAGTATTATGATACAAAAACGTCTTATGGGACAACCAGAACGAGGAGGAGTAGAGTTCTTAAATCGTACTGATCGCAGACCTGCTGAAATTAATCCTGATGATTATATTATTTGGGAAACAACTGAAAGTAATGTTAATGTTGATTAATGAAACAATATAAAACTCCTCTTCGTTATCCTGGTGGTAAGTCTCGTGCCTGTATTAAACTAGATACATTCTTTCCAGATCTTACAAAGTATAGTGAGTTTCGTGAACCGTTTCTAGGTGGTGGTAGTGTTGCAATTCATGTAACTAAAAAGTATCCAAAGATTAAAATATGGGTCAATGATTTATATGAACCTTTGACTAATTTTTGGCAGCAGTTACAACATGAAGGAGATTATATTTACAAACAATTACAACAATTAAAATCAAGATATCCTGATCCATCATCTGCAAGAGGATTATTTCTTGATGCAAAAAAAATAATTAATGATTGGAAGACAGACGCAAAAGATCGTGCTGTTGCTTTTTACATTGTCAATAAATGTTCTTTTAGTGGTCTTACAGAATCATCTTCTTTCTCTAAACAAGCAAGTGATTCTAATTTTTCGATGAGAGGTATTGAGAGAATACCTGGTTTCTCACAATTGATTGAAAGATGGAAGATAACTGGTTTAAGTTATGAGGATATGTTGAGTGATGAAAAGAGTGTATTCACATATCTTGATCCCCCTTATGATATAAAAGATAATTTATATGGTAAGAAAGGTAATATGCATAAATCATTTGATCATGATCAGTTTGCAAGTAATTGTGATCATCATACAGGACATCAACTTATATCATACAATAGTAGTCAGTTAGTCAAAGATCGTTTTAGTGGTTGGAATGTGTCACAGTTTAATCACACATATACAATGAGATCAGTTGGTCAGTACATGAAGAACCAACAACAGAGACAAGAACTGGTGATTTATAATTATGGTAGTCCTGTTCCAAAGTTACAATTTAGTTTTGGTGAATGTTATAATTACAAGAAATTAGAGAACGAAGGTCTTGTTTCATAAATACTTAAAACTTGTCGCAAAGAATGAAGACTTTTAAAGAATTTATAAACGAGAGCAGTCTTTCTAGGATTAAAAGTAAGTCTGATAAAGGTGGTATTGCTACAATGTCTGCGTCCAGAGCAGATAAGTCTGCAAAGGAAAATCGTGCAAGGGCAAAACAATTAGATAGAGATATTCGTGGTAGAGGTTTAGGTGGTGCTACAAAAGTAACTGGTTCATATATGGAGAAAGATAAGAAGACAGGTGAAGAGAAGAAAGTAAAAGAAAGAAGTCATGTAGTCTCATCAGGAAAGATGGGTAAAAGAAAGTTCAAGAAGACAGTAAAAGCACTTGGTAAAAAGTATGGTCAAGACTCTGTGTTGACACAAACGAAAAAAACTGGTACACTATCAGCAACACGCAAAGGTGGACTTGGCAAAGCAAAAAACATTAAATTAGGTAAATTCAAACCACAGGGTAAAAACCCAGAGGGACAATCTCAAATCAAAGGAAAAACTTTTACATACGGATAATGACAACACCACTTTACGATGACTCCAACTGGAGAGAAGAATACAAACAATATACAAGTAACAAACGTTATCTTGAATTACTAGAAAATGGGCCTAAAAGTCTCTCACAATCATGGTTACTTGGGGCATTGTATAATGAGTGGAAAAAAATGAAAGGTTATGACAAACTAGACCCAAAAGAAAATGAGGGTCAGTTGCAATCATCACTCAAAGAATTTCTTAATCATCAAAAAGATCAAGGAATATGAGAGAGTTTTGGAAGATCTGGAAGTATGCTCTCGGATCTTTTAATGATGAGACTACAAAGAAATACGATAACTGGATTTGTATAATTAGAACTCTTGTCATGGTGCAACTTATCATCACCAACTGTTTTATTATTGCCGGTAATATTCGTCACTGGAATGACTTAGAAAAAGACAATAAAATAAGTGTCCATTTTTCTTCGCATTATGTTTCTGACCGACTATTATGGCCATATAGAAACAAACTACATCATGACAAAATTATTTGAAATCAAAATGACACGCGAAGAAATCATTGAGGGTCTAAGATCCAACTACGGCATCGAGTTTACAGCTGCTGACGTAAAAGGTTTCTGTGCGATGAATGACATCGGATACTCTACAGTTACTAAAAAGATCGAAGACTTCAAAGTCGGTCGTGGTAAGTGGAATCTAGAAGTCACACAAAAAGCAGTTGATAATATCGAACGCTCCTATAGTGCACCTGCTGTAATGCCTGTTGTAGAAGAAAACTTAGTTCCAGAGATTGACAGTTCATTTGTCAAGTTTGGAAACTTTGCTGATATCAAGAATATCATCAAGTCTAAATTATTCTATCCAACATTCATCACTGGTCTATCTGGTAACGGTAAGACCTTTGGTGTAGAACAAGCATGTGCTCAACTTAAGAGAGAGATTGTTCGTGTAAACATTACTATTGAAACAGATGAAGATGATCTTATTGGCGGTTTCCGTCTTGTTAATGGTGAGACCGTATGGCACAATGGCCCAGTCATCGAAGCACTTGAGCGAGGAGCAATCTTGTTACTTGACGAAATCGACCTTGCCTCTAACAAAATCCTCTGCCTTCAGAGCGTCCTTGAGGGAAATGGTCTTTTCCTTAAAAAGATTGGAAGATTCGTTAAGCCAGCAAGAGGATTCAACGTACTCGCCACCGCAAATACTAAGGGTAAAGGTACAGCCGACGGACGCAATATTGGAACTAACGTGCTCAATGAAGCATTCCTTGAAAGATTCCCAGTAACTTTTGAGCAAGCATATCCAAGTGTAAACAATGAAATCAAACTTTTAGGATTACATGCAGATAGAGTTGGTGTTAAAGATGCTGAGTTTGTCAAGAAACTTGTAGATTGGGCAGACATAATCCGCAAAACATTCTATGATGGTGGCATCGAAGAGTTAATCAGTACTCGTAGATTGGTTCACATACTTCGTGCATACTCTATCTTCAAGAACAAAGCAAAAGCAATTCAAGTTTGCATTAATCGTTTTGATGACGAAACAAAGCAATCATTTATGGAATTGTATGATAAAGTAGATGCAGACTTTGAAATGCCTGAGACAAATGAATCTGTGGAAAAATTATAAAGATGTCCTACATGAAATGTTCCCTCTCCATAATCGGGCAGGGAGCGTTTGGGCAAATTGGGAAAGTAAAGGAACTTCCCTAACAGCAAAGACATATACAACTCCTCACTTTATAAAAGCAAGAGAAGTTGAAATATGGGATGATAAAAGTTGTATTTACAACAATATCATATATCCAAAGACGGGCAGTAACCTGCCCTGTTTTGGTATGGACTTGATGGGATTCTTTCAAAAGAAAGTCATTATAGTTTTTGATTATCAACATCCAGTAGAGAATTATTTGTTCTCAGTTGAAGGACTACCAAAGAGTAAAGGAGACTATCGTTTCTTTGAACCTGGTAATCACTTCTCTGAAAATGTTTATATTGCTAAATGTACGATGGATGAAGTCGATGACCATCTTGAAATGTTCACCAAATACTTGACAAAGTACAAGGATATGGTAGAATTAGAGAAACCCACTGGTGAAGACACTAGTGTTTATAAAGACTTCGATGCTTATATGACTAAACTTGACCCAGTATCAGGATATCTGAAAGGTAAGTTTGGAGAAGAAAGAGCAGAAAGTTTAGTAAATGACTTTTTATTTTGCTATGATTAATGCATGGAGTTTAGCGTGGGAGGCATTAAACGGAACTATGGATGAAGAATATCCTATCATTGACACTAGCGTTGGAGCAGGTAATACTGCTATTGAGGACGATGGTTTAGACTATGAAATTGATTTATCAAATTCAATTGATGGTGCCTCTGCTGATTATGAAATGGCAGACATAGATGACCAATATTCTCATCATTTTACCACTTATGACGATGGAATGTCATTACAAGTAACAGAAGAAAAACCAATGGCACACTATTTTAAATATCACGAGAAAGAAATTTTGAAGGATATTGAAGAATATGTATCAAGAACATATCAAGGACATTACACAGGTAAATCACACGAATATCGTAATGTTCAGACTTTAGATTTGATGGCAGCTAAAGAACTCGCATCAGGTTTTTGTCAGGCAAACATACTGAAGTATGGAAGTAGGTATGGAAACAAAGACGGAAAGAATACAAAAGACTTGATGAAAGTCATACATTATGCTATGCTATTATTACATTTTGATGGGCACTACGGTAAACCATCTATGTCAACTGGAAACATTGACGAAATCGACCACAACATGCCTTAATTATGGAATTCATGAAATTATCAGACAGCACACTCACAGTTCTTAAGAACTTCGCAGGAATCAACAACTCAATACTTGTAAAAGAAGGAAGTCAACTTCGTACTATATCTGTTGCAAAGAATATTTTAGCAGAAGCAGATATACCAGAAGACTTTCCAAGAGACGTTGCAATATATGACCTTAATCAGTTTTTGAATGGATTAAGTTTACATCAAGACCCAAATCTTGATTTTACTGAAGATGCTTACATCTCAATTGAAGAAGGTAAAAGAAGAGTTAAGTATTTCTATGCAGACCCACAGGTAATCATAGCTCCACCAGATAAAGAGATTAATTTACCAACTCAAGAAGTATGTTTTCAATTAGAAAGCACATCATTAGAAAAACTTGTAAAGGCAGCAGCAGTTTATCAATTACCAGACTTATCTGTTATTGGTAAGAATGGAGATATTCATATGGTCGTTCGTGATAAGAAAAACGATACATCAAATGAGTATGCTGTTTATGTAGGAGAAACAGACCAGACATTTGAATTTAATTTTAAGGTAGAAAATATTAAAATTATACCTGGTGCGTATGATGTCGTAATATCTTCTAAGTTACTTTCAGAGTTTACAAACAAACAATATAATCTTAAGTATTTCATAGCACTCGAACCAGATTCAACATTTGGTTAATGTATAATCTTACAGAAGAAGAGTGGGAATGTGTCAGGGTATGTGTTGCAAATGCACCCATACCCTATGATATTACAAAGAAAAAAATACCTGCTGATATTCTAGCAAAGATAGGACAACCCACTCGAATAAAAGAGGAAGGTATACCTAAAGTAAAATACGATTTAACAAAATACGGAATACAACCTGACGAATGAAACTCACACAAGAACTCATTGATAAGATACAAGAAGCAATGCTTCACACTAATCTGAAAGGTGAAATAAACTGGAAAGATGGTGATGATATTGAAGTCCAGATTGCAGGAACTTTTGCAAAGGACAAATTTATTGTATTGAAAAATGTAACTAAGAATCCCTTTGAAAATGCTCAACCACATCCTAACTTTGATTATAATAAAAAAGTGTTTATTAAAGATGGTAGAGAGGAATATATGAAAGAACAGGAGAAGTTAAAGAAATGAGTGAAGAAGAATTACAAGAACAAATCATACAACAGATTGAAGTTCTAGTTGAAGAACTAGGTGGTAGTATGTGCCACTCTGTAAGGTGTAACAGTATGGGTAGACAGAGTAAAGTTATAGAGATAGAATATAATGTAGAAGAAAGATAACTACATTATGAACATTTTTGTGACAGACCCTGACCCTGTTGTTTCAGCAGAGGTTCTACCTGATAAACACATTGTTAAAATGCCATTAGAAACTTGTCAGATGTTGGCAGTAGTTTATTCTAAATGGTATTATGATTGGGGTAATGATTTATTACCCAAGAAAGACGGAACACCTTACAACACAGAGAAGGGTGCATTCAGAGGACATCCTTGCACTATCTGGGCAGCAGAAAGTATTGCCAACACTGCTTGGTTAATTCAACACGGTTTTGGATTACTTGAAGAGTATACCCACAGGTATGGTAAAGTACATTCTTGTCAAACTACAATGAATGCTGCAGAAAAAGTGTTTGAAGAAAAAACAGGAAAGACATTACTATGCTACAAAGAAGCAACACCATTCGCATTTGCAGGTCCTGATGAGTTTAAATATGACACAAGCATTGACACTCTTACTGCTTACAAGCGTTATATATCGTCCAAACCTTGGGCTGCATCTAATTATTTACGTGACCCATCCAAAAAACCAAATTGGCTATGAAAGAATTTGACTATGATCTCGATTACAAAAAACTTGATTTTACAGATACGGAAACTCGTGAACTTTATCGTATTGGAAGGGGAGAGCAAGGAGTTCTACTGGTTCGCCCTTATACTAACATTATTTGTAATCATTGGAGATTCAAAACTCCTAGAGAAGCAATAATATCTTCTAATAAAATATTTGCAATGTATCTTGATTATCGTGATGAAGGAGACTTCATTGGTATGGATATGTGTCGTAAGTTTCTTGAAATGGGATTTACTCGTGCCAGAAGATATGCTAATCATAACTCTGGTAGAAAATATAAAAAAGGAACTAAAGAAGTATTACCTCAAGAAGAAGACAACTTAAGTAGTAAGTACGCAGAGTCGGCAAGAGTATTTAAAAAAGTTCGTGACATTGTTGCAAAAAGCGATGTTTATGTTAAAATGAGAAAAGAATGGAGAGCAAAAGAAAATGACAGAGTTAATATCTAAAGAAGACCCAAGATATTTTTCTCAAACTTCTGATGAACCTTATGACCGACATCACTATCGAATAGTTTGTCAAAACAAATCTTTTGTGGTAGAATCTTGGGATGAGGTTCAAGAATATTGGTGGAACAATTGTCATTCACCTTGGTTTGAAGGAACAGTTGTCCATGTAATTGATAAACCAAAACCAAAAGCAAAGGGTTTTAAATGAATTTATTAGTCGCAGGAAGAATCACAGGTTCGGTGTTGATTATTTGTGCGTATTTTGTTATACTACATGTATCTGCCTTTTACGGTGCAATAATTCATATTATTGCTGATATTATTTGTATTCCATTTTATATTCACAATAAACAATGGGATGTTGCAATTATGTTAGCATTTTTGATGAGCATAGCAATTAGCAAAGTTGCAATTTTATTATGAGTGATTTTATATGGGTTGAAAAATACAGACCCACTACAATTGATGAGTGTATTCTTCCAAAGAGTATCAAGAAAACTTTTCAAGATTTTGTTGATAGGGGTGAAATACCAAATATGTTATTGTCAGGTCCACCAGGTATTGGTAAGACCACAGTAGCAAAAGCATTGTGTAATCAATTAGGAGCAGACTATTATGTCATTAATGGATCGGATGAAGGACGTTTTCTCGACACTGTTCGGAACAACGCAAAGAACTTCGCATCTACCGTCTCTCTTACAAGCGAGTCGAAACATAAAGTCATTATCATTGACGAAGCAGACAATACCACTTCCGATGTACAGCTCCTTCTCAGAGCGTCTATTGAGGAGTTCTCCAAAAACTGCAGGTTTATCTTTACCTGTAATTACAAAAACAAAATTATCGACCCTTTACATAGTAGGTGTTCTGTTGTTGATTTCTCAGTTAATAAAAAAGACAAACCAACAATAGCAGCACAATTCTTCGCAAGATTAAATTCTATTCTAGAAGAAGAAAAAGTAGAGGCAGATAAGAAAGTTTTAGCAGAACTGATTAATAAACATTTTCCTGATTGGAGAAGAGTTCTTAATGAATGTCAGAGATACTCTGTTG